TACCGACAAAAGGACAGGCAATGACTGACATCCAGATATTCGACTACAGCGTCTATACGGGAGTGATGGACAACGGTCAAGAAATCTTGGTGCAAATCTTCACCAACCCCGACTCGGGAAAGTTCCTCATGGGACAAATCGCATTCAGAATGGCATCCTCATCATGGGGCATGCCCATACCTTTGGAGAAACGATGAACTATTTTGCAGAGAAAATCATTGGGCTAGTGCTTTGTACGGTCTTTGGAGTAACGGCGCTTACAGGCGCTCCTGGCGCGTCTGGTAGCCCGTCTGGAACTATCGCCTTAGCGCCTTTGGACGTCACGTCGTACCTGATTGAGCCAACCACAACGACCAGCTCAACGATCTACATTGACCCACATTCTTCGGCTTGTGAACAGTTCAGCGCGCTTGCGGTCAACCTTGGCTGGCCTGCCGATCAGCGCACCGTGCTCGAGTCTGTGATGTTTAGGGAATCACGCTGCATCCCTAACGCTTACAACAGCAAAGACCCACAAGGTGGTTCCCGTGGACTAATGCAGATCAACGGATTCTGGACACCATGGCTTACTGATGCCGGCATTATCACCGAGGCAGAAAACCTGTTACAGGCTGATGTTAATTTGCGCGCAGCGTTAGCGATTTACAACTACGGCGTTGCCAAACACGGTTACGGCTGGGGGCCATGGAGTGCAACTAAATGAGTGAAGGTGTGGCATGGAATCAAGGCGAACTATCAGAAGAAACCCGACGAATGGTAATGGAGCAAATGATGACAACAAGACACGACATGGCAATCTTTAATTTGATTAACGAAATTGCAGACATAAGCACTAACCCGCACGCAAGCATTATTCAGCGTCTTAAAGGCATGAAGAACTCGTTGTCATTAGAAGAACCGATGCCATTGCACGATGTGACTACACTCGACTTGGCAATCAAAGCACTACAAGCACATTCCTAACCGACAAGGAGATTCCGACAATGAAAACCTGCACGATCTGCAAAGAAACAATTGCCTACCCTGAAATAACAGGCAAAACACATTTCGTCTGTGATGGCCGTGTGCCGGCACGAAAGAACGCCCCATTTATTGAGGGCATGTTGGCATCACAATCATCAGCCGATGCGCGCTGGACACGACCACAACAAAACGAGGTTGACGCTGCCATTGTGCACGTTGCGCGCACTAAAGGCTTCTTCACATCCGATGACATTTGGAAGCACCTGGGCGATCAGTTCCCTGTCACTAAAGGCATCGCTGGACGCCTTAACGCTGCTGCTCGACGTGGCATTATCCGCAATACAGGCGAACTGGCATATGCACAGCGCGGTGGCGCGCATGACCATGCACAACGCCTAAGCGTCTGGGCAGGCATCTGATGGGATTTGACCTAAGCAACTACGAAACCGTAGAACAGCGTCTAGTTAGATTCTGGGCTGCATATCCGAACGGGCGCGTCTATACGTGCATGATGAACTACACAGGCGATGCGTGCGTGTTCTACGCAGAGCTGTACGCCGACAAGGACGACAAGGTGCCAGTTGCGACAGGTTATGCGGAAGAAATTAAAAGCGACCGCGGTGTCAATGCAACCTCATTTGTAGAGAACTGTGAGACGAGCGCTATTGGTCGCGCTATTGCCAACTGCCCGTTGCAGGCTCCAGCAAGTGGCCCTAGGCCGTCGCGCAATGAGATGCAAAAGGTTGAGCGCCTAAGTACGCCGACCGATACAAGGCAGAATCCTGTGCACATACCCTCTGGTGCATTTGCCACGCCTAAGCAGATCGGTTACATCAAGAAACTGGCTAAAGACAAAGGCATGGACGATCTTGCCCTGTTGGAGATGATTCAACTCAACCTAAACGATGACAGCGCGGTGTTAGAGCTGCTCAAATCGCATGAAGCAAGCAAGATCATTGAGCGCTTGAAATGATGCTGTTTGCGCTGTTAAACATTGCTGGCGTTCTGCTTGGCGTGATGCTGACATTATTTGTAACCATGTTTGATGACCCTCGAAGGGTCGCTGGACGCAAACGGGGCAAGAAATGACATTTGATGAAAAACAAACTGGGGCAACACCTATTGAAATAGTTGATTACTTGCGCGGCGTAATTGACACATTGCGCGCCGAAAAAGCGTTGTTAGAAAAGCGATACAAGGATTTAGAAGCAAGCCGTGAAACGTGGCAAAAACTTGCTCAAGCATGGGAATGGTTAGCAGATAACAAACGGATTGTGCCCGCTGATGAAGCTTGATTCCAAGATCAGCGAAGCCGATTTTAAGGACATGGTGATCAGCGTCGCCAAGCGTTACGGCTGGTTAGTGCATCACGATTTGCCGGCACAAAACAGTCGAGGACGCTGGATGACAAACGTCCAAGGTGATGCAGGGTTTCCTGATCTGTTTATGGTGCACCCATTCCAAGGCGGTCGGCCGTTGGTTATTGAGTTAAAAACAGAAAAGGGCAAGTTGACGCCTGGGCAAAAGATTTGGTTAAACGCTTGTGAGATGGCTGGCTGTCATGCAGCGGTATGGAAGCCCAGCGACATGGAGTACATTCTCTATACTCTCAGCAATCCAAAAGCATGAAAGGAGTGTTGTAAGGGTTGATTGGCTACTCAAGCAGGTGGAACTGTAGGGGACATGGTCAAGCAAAAGCCAGAGTAATTAACTGGTTACAGGGTAAAGCCGAACGAGACTCGCGATTGCGATTCGGTGCCGTCAATCAATCCTTAGAGCACTTCTAACAATCGGCAAGTAGCACAGACCTAAGCCTGTCGCAGGGCGGATGGATGACACCTGGTAACAGGGGTAGACGGTTGCGCCTCGAATCATGCAAGACGAAATGATTTGGGCAATGCGACTGGGCGATCAGTAAACAGACTGATGTAATGCAAAGGGATCTGGGATGGGCAATCCAGAGGGTGGAGCATTCACACATCTCTTGACCTGCAGATGACATACAGTTAACAAACAAAAGAAAGCACCGACATGAACCCGACAACAAACAACACTCAACACAATCAAGAGCAAGGCGTTTACGCCGCGCTAGCACAAGCCGAAGGCGCGTGAGATGACACGCAAACTAACCGAACACGACACAACGATCTACAAGCAAGCACGCGCTGAACTACTGCGCGACTCACCTATCTGCCATTGGTGCAAACGAAACACCGCAACAGAACTTGACCACCTTGTTGAATCAGACAAAGGCGGAACAATAGAAGACGGATACGTTGCAGCATGTAAGCCATGCAACTCTGCGCGCGGAGCAACATACCGAAACAAAAAACTAGCCAACGCAAAACACGCAAGGGAAAAAGCAATAAACGATTTTTTATACAGCAATCAGATGCCCCCGAGCCCCATCCATCATTTTGTCGCCACCAGCCAAGATCAGCCTGAACCAGCGTTAACTGGCCATGACCGACCGCGCTTAGAAACGATGGTGCCCGATCATGCCGGCTCACTAGCTGGACTTGTGGGGGACATGGCTAAGAAGGTGCTGCAGATAGACCTGATGCCGTGGCAACTGCATGCTCTTGAGGGGATGCTGGCGGTTGACGCTGATAACAAGTTTGTGCATCGCTCGAGCCTTGTGTCGGTCGCACGTCAGAACGGTAAGACGACAATCATCCAGGCGTTGATCTTGTTTTGGCTAGTGGAGATGCCGAAGATTCGAGGCGGGAAGCAGACCGTGGTATCTGGCGCGCACAGACTTGATCTGGCGTGTTTGTTGTTTGATGATTTGGCACCAATCCTTGAGGAGTATTACGGCGCCAAGATCGTCAAGTCGTACGGCCGTTATCAGGCCACCATGCCAGACGGCAGCAAGTGGTGGGTCAAAGCATTGAAGCCGAACCAAGGTCACGGCATGAGCATTGACTTAGTAATTGTGGACGAGTTGTTTGACGTCAACCCTGACTCGGTTGAAGGCGGTCTGTTGCCGGCACAACGTGCGCGCAAAAATCCGTTGGCGTGTTTCTTCAGCACAGCTGGCACCGAGGAATCCGTGTTGTTTGCGCGCTGGAGAGAAGCGGGCATTCGAGCAATTGACAAGGGAACACCGTCAACGATGTACATGGCGGAATGGTCTCCCGATCCGAGCCTTGACCCGTTGCACCCTGCGTCATGGGCGTGGGGTAATCCTGCGCTCGGTTACACCTTGGACATGGACACCATTAGGCAAGAATCAACAAACCCTGATCGGGCGTCATTCCTGCGCGCATCCCTAAACCTTTGGGTGAGTGTTGTGCGCGGATGGATTGAGCCAGGGCGCTGGCCATCATTGGAATACACAGGTGACATACCTAGCGGTGGGGTCGTGGCGATTGAGTCTTCGCTGGATGATTCCCGATACAGCGCGACCAGATGCGTCAACCTGTCTGACGGTCGGGTGCTCGTCACCGTCGCATTTATCGCCGAATCAATCACCGAGTTGTGGGAGAACGTGCAAGAACTAGCCAAAGACCCGACCATCAGGTTTGCCCTGTCGCCAACCGTGGACGCAACCTGCCCGCCAAACATTGAGCGCCGCCGAGTCGTTGTTGGCTATGCCGAACTAGGACGCTTTACACCGCTTGCCAAAAACATGATCGCCGAAGCACGCCTACTGCACACAGGAGAAAAACTGTTAGCCGAACATGTCCAGCGCGCAGTTGCCGTTCGCACCGACAACACGATCGTGCTATCAAGCAAGCGATCACCTGGTCCGATTGAGTTAGCGCGAACAATGGTCTGGGGTATCGGCATGTGCGCCCGTCCAGTCAACAGCGGAAAGCCCATGCTTGTCGCGGTAAATAACTAAGATAAACGCGGCGACCGCGCACCTTGCCTTTTGTCGGAATCGGATAAGTCATGCGCGGT